GACGTACGTCACCTCCGGCCCGCGTGCGGGCGGTGCCTGGAACCCTACGCCAGCGCCAAGGATGCGGTCGGCGGCGTCCTGCGCCCGGTTCCACGCCCTCGCGGAAACGGCCGTCGCGAGCCGTTGGCCTTTCTCGATGCGTCCATCGGTGCGTGCCATCTATGACCCAATCCCAAGGCCCGCAAAATTGCCGTCCCTGTAGACCTTGTTGACGTAGACGGCGGTCGGTTTCTTGACGAGCGACTGTGTCGAAACCACGTCGGAGTATTTCACCCACAAATACTCGTGGCCTTTCTTGTCGATGTCTTCAATGTCGCCGATCTTTTGGCCGCTCACGTTAGGGCTGGCGACGAACTTGTAGGACAGCGTCCACGGTCCATTGCCTCGCTGGTCGTCCCACTCTTGCGCACCTGAACAGCCCATGAACAGCACCTCGCCGGCCGCAAAGCCACGAAAGCCGCCGTTGTTCACGCTGCCAGTAAGACCGGCGACGCCGCGAATGTATGCGGCGGTGACGTATGCGTGTGGTACGTCATAGGTTTCGGTCCACGTCAGGGCTGGAACGACAATATCGACGCCGTTGACGCTTGTGCCATCGACGCCAATCGCGCCGTTCATGCTGGCGGCTTCCTCTGGGAACCGCCGCTCGCCAGCCGTCGTGACCGTCGTCGCGCCGCTGCCGCTCGTGAGAACCGTGACATTATCGAGTGCTTGCGTGATGTGCTGCGACCCGCCGCTTGTGTCGAACGACCGCGACCGCTTCAGCGGATCCCGCTGGTCGTCGTCCTCGGCCCCCTGCTTCTCGTACGAAATCGAAACCTGCCAGGCGTCGTCTCCGAGATACGAGACTGTGTACGACTCGGCTCGCAGTTGAACGGTTGGCTGTCCTGGATATTGCCAATAGGCTAGCTCGCCCGTGATCTTGACGTTGGCCTCGGCGTGGAGAATCGTGTCGTCGGTGGTGCCGAACACCTTGTAAGACTTGGAGTACGAGCTCACCGCCTTCCGCCCGAGGCGGACGATCGTGGCGGAGCGGCTGGCGTTGTCTTCGATCCACGTTAGAGCCATGGCTACTCCCCGACTGCCGCTGGTTCAAGATTGGCCGTGTTGCTGGCGATCGTTTCGAGGGCCTTCAGTTGCCGCTCGCCAAGCGACGAGCCAAATCCCATTCCGCCGAGGTTGGTCGAAGAGAAGGTGCCGGCGACCTCCGCCTTGCTCGTGGCAGCGTCGAGCCCGGCAGCCCCGGCTCCGGCGGCGGCTTGCTGCGAAGGCGACGTACCAGCGGACGCACCGCCCATGCCTTCTTTGTTTAGCCGCATCTGGGCGTCTTCGAGTGCAGCCTCTAGCGTGGCCGACTGGGCGCTTGATAGCCGCCCATTGCTCGACAGCGTGTCGAATTCGTCGTAGAGATCGCGCAACGCGGATAGGCTGCTTGCGGATTCGATCTGTTTGAGGAGATCGGTGAATTGCTGGTTACGGGCCTGGGCCTCGCGCTTGCCGCGGCTCGCACCGGAAACGGCACCCTCGGCCGCCTGCGTGGCCGCCCGACGCTCGTCGCGACGGCGTTGGTTTTCAGCCTCGCGGCCGTCAACCGTGGCCTGTGTGCTTTTGTCTATGGCCCGCTCGCGGTCGGCCCGCTCCTTCTCTGCCCGAGCGTTCTCTTGGGCAGCCCTGTCGGTGCGACCTTCAATGCCTGGGCGATCTATCTCCCGCTGACGCCGGCGGGCACTCATCTCGGAGTCGACCTTGTCGTTTTCCTTCTTGAGATCAAAGCCCTTTTTCAAAAAGGACTGGATCCGGTTCCACGACTTGCGGATCCCAGCTTCGAGCGTGTCCCACGCCGCGAGGATCGGGTTGATGATGTTGTCGAAGGCGCCGAGCAGATAAGCGCCGGCGGTGTTGACGGTGGCCCCGACATTCGTCCAGAGCGAATCCCAAATCTTGTAGATTTCGGCTCCGAGAATCGTGAACGCATTCTGGAACATCGAGACCCACGGGTCGACCGCGTTCATCAGCGATTCAACGCCGCGGAGCCAGCCGGCGTAGAGCCCGGCCCAGAGCACGTCCATCGCCCCGGAGAGGTCGCCTTCGGCGATGGCAGCGTAGATGCCGTTGAACGTGACCGAGGCCGTGTTGGCGAGGTCGCCTAGGACGGTCGTGGCCTCGGCTACGGCTCCTTGGAACGCGCCTCCGATTGACGACGAAACGCTTTCCACCATGCCGCCGACGCCGCCGAACATTCCTTGCATCGAGGCTGCGATCTTTGGGCCGTAGGCCACGAGCGCCGCCAGCCCGGCGACAAGCAGGCCAATCGGCGACAGCACGACACCCACGACCGTGGCGATCGCACCGATCGACGCGAGCACGCCGCCTACCGACGCGCTGATAAATGTGAGCGCTCCGCCGAGGGCGATAAGTCCGACGCCGACACCAGTCACAACGACGGAAGCCTTGGCAAACCCTACGACGAGTTCTTGATTGGCGGACACAAACTTCGTGAATCCGTTGATCACCTCGGTGATCGGACCAGCCATTGCCGTGAGGGCAGGCCCGACGGCGTCCGAGATCGCGACCGAGGCACGCTGCATGGCGGAGAGGACGTTGCCCATCGCACCAGCCAGGCCCGACGCCAGCGTCTTGTATTTCTCGCCGACCGGTAGGGCTTGCCCCATCGCATCGGTCATGGCGTTGAAGCCGTCGACGCCTGTCGCCGTCAGGATCGCTGCTGCGCGGATCGCATCCTGCCCAAAGATGCGGCGGAAGATGTCATCCTTGGCCGCCTGGTCCATGCCGCCGAGCGCGCCGGTGAGCGTGCCGATGATGTCGACGAGCGGCTTCATGGTTCCGTCGGCGTTGCGGAACGATTGCACCGAGAGGCCGACCTCTTTCAGAGCGACCGCCGCGTCGTCGGCCGGAGCCATCAGCCGCATGAGCATCGTCTTGACGCTGGTGCCGGCGTCGCTGCCCTTGACGCCGTTGTTGGCGAGCACGGCGAGAGCCGCAGACAGGTCGCCCATCGACTGATTCGCCAGCGCCGCCACTGCGGCCGACTGGCTGAACGCCATCGTCATTTCCTCGATACTCGTCGAGGAGGCGTCGGCCGCGGATGACATGGTGTTTGCGGCCACGTCGGCCGAGACGCCAAACACTTTCATCGCGTCGGCCATGACCACCGAGGCGGCGGCCACGTCCATGTTGCCGACCTTGGCAAACTCCAGCGCCGTCTGCCCGGCACCGCCGAGCACTTGCTCCAGGCTCATGCCGGCCTTGAGAAGCTCTAGGAATCCTTGCGTCGCCTCAGTCGGGCCGACGCCTAGGGCCTGGGAGACTTGCATCCCGGCGGCGCGGATCTTGTCGAGCTCGGCGGCGGTCGCCCCGGTGCTCGCCTGAATGTTGAGGAGCGTCGATTGGTAGGCCGAGCCTTGGCGGATCGCGGCCCCGAATGGCAAGAGCGCCGCCGCTCCCATGCCGGCAATCTTGGTGCCGGCCCCGCTCATCGACCGGCCGAGGTTGCCGATCTGGCGGTTGATCTTGTTGAGCGCCGAAAAGAACGCCCGCGGGTCCGCCCCGATCTCAACGAACACCTGCCCGGCCTTGACCTTTGATGCGCTCATGTGGTCACTTCGTGCCAGTTAGGTCCGAGGAGTTTCTTGATTTCTTCTGGCGTCGCCTGCCTCGGCTTGGCCTTTTTCGCGAACGGGTTGAGCTTTGCCGGGTCTGTGCTTGGGGCGTGCTTGGCTTTGTTCAGGTTGGCTTGTTGGGCGAGCAGGTTGGCGGTATGCCACCAATCCATCTCTAGGCGGGAGTCGCGAGCGATGAAGAGGTTGCGTAGAGTCCACTTGCCTGGGTGGACTCCGAGGATGCCTGCGGCTTCGTAGATGGCGTGCCAGACTGTTCGAGCAGGCTCGCTGCCGTCGCCGCTTGCATTCGCGCCTCCGCCTGGCCGAGCATCTCCGCGGCGACTTCGTCCATCTTTGTCGCGAGAAGACCGACCATCTTGCGGAGGCGCGGGGGGAAAAAATCGACAAGCTCCTCCTCGATCGCCTTTACTCCGGCCTCTATCGCGTCGCCGCGGAGCCCGTCGAGGAAGTCTTCGCGGCTGACTTTCTTTTCGTCTGCCTGCTTGCGGCAGATCGCGTAGAGCACCTCGCCGACTGTGCCGTACTGGCTGCGGAGAATCTGGAGCGTGTTCGCGATGCTCGACGTGTCGATAATGTCGAGCGGTGCCTTGCGGGTCTGGCGGGAAACGGTCCCGTCTGGCTGCTCCACGTCCTCAATCACGTCGACCGTGACGAGGCCGCGGATCCGCTCGGCAGCAGCCACCGTGATCGCCACCATCCAAGGCCGCCCCTGGTCATCGCGGAACTCTCTCATTTACACCCTCAACCCTTGGCGTGTGAGACGGGCCTCGACCGTAAACGTCGCGACTCCGTCGATCGGATCAGACTCGGAGACGCCAGTGACCACCGCCGGAAACGACCAGGCACCGGCACCGCCAGAGACGAAGATCTCAGTGCCGGCGGTCACCATGCCGTAGACGACTCCGAGGTCGGAGGCGTCGTTGAATTCAACTGAGACACTGGCCTCGTAGCCGACTGGGTAGACGGCAGCGGCGCGGCTGCCGTACTCCTCCACGTCGATCGTGCGGACGCTGTAGGAAAGGTTGACGTTCCGAGCGCTGGCAATGTTGCCACCGACGGAGATCGTGCAATCTTTCCCCAGCGTGATCGCCACGGGCTTACGCCTCCCGTGCGGTCACGGTGAAGGTCACCGCCCCGTCGATGGAGATGTTTTCGGCCACGCTCATGACAATGAAATTGCTCGTCGCCGTGTTGCTTTCAAGGGCCGCGATCAGCCCCGTCGCGTCGTGGCACTCGATTTCCCACGTCTTGGTGGTGAATCCTGGCTTGTTGGCACGGTAGCCAGGATTGCCGGATGAGCCGCCCTTGTTGGTGCGGTTCGTCACGTCGATGATTTCGCACTCCTCGGTATAGGTCGCCGAGATGATGTCGGTGCCAAACGGGGGCGCCGTTGCCGCGTCTTTGCCGAGCGTAATTGCCATGGGGTTTGGTGCCTCGTGGTTAGGATTGGGTGTCGGACCGCGAGCCGCTGACTGTAAACGTCATGATTCCGTCGATCGGCTCGGAGCGGGCGATGTTGGTCACGATGTATTCGACGGCGTTGCCGGTATCCATGCCGGAGAGCGTGAACGTGCCTCCGATCGACACGCCTGGCGAATCGACGCATTCGACCTCGACGGTCTGCTCGATGAGGGCCTTGCGGAACTTGCGCGAGGTGTCGCCGAACTTGGTCACGTCGACCTCGGCGGCAGAGTTGTTGACGGTGACGGAGCGGGCGCCGGTCAAGCCGGTAATCGTCACGTCTTTCCCGAGAGTAATAGCCACGCTGGCCTCCTAGTGTGCGGGGTGCTGCCGTCGAAATTACGGCCCACAGTGGCGCGACCGTAGGGGGTGTCGTCACGCGGCGCGCCGCAAGGCGTTGCGGTATTTCTCGTTTGCCCTTGCCACCGCCTTCTGGACGCCGGCCGCACCCTGCATGAACGGACGGGCGGGGTAGCGGGCCGTCTTTGTGATCGTCGTCCGCTCCCAGTTGCGAGAGAATCGCGGCCGCTTGTTGGCCCACAGAATTGACCCGTAGTCGAATTGGTTTTTCTGCGGTCCGAGGCTCACGCCCTTGAGGAACCGGCCGCGAGAGTCTCGGCCGACGTGTTTGCCGGCAGACCGCCGGAGGTACGCATTGCGTGCCGCACCGACGCCGATCCGCCACGCCGTGAGTTGCAGCGTGCCGCCAAACTCGTGGAGTTGGTTCAGCCAGGCCGCCTTGGCCGGGCCGATGACGGCCGTCGGCCCCAGCACGCCGCGACTCATGTACCAGTAGATGTCGCGGTACAGGAACCTTTTCGGTGCCCACGACTTAACTGGCTTGCCGGGCGGCCGAGGCTTGCCGCTCGACAGCATAGTCAAATCTTTGTAGAGCCCGCCCATAAACTCGACGACTTCGCCGGCCTTGACCGCTCGACGGCCTGACTTCGTCTGCTTAGGCGGAGAATTGCCGATGCCCTTCTTGGCGGCCTGTTGCACGTCGCGGCCGGCAGCCGAGAGGCTGCGGCGCGACATATCGTCCATCATTCGCCGCACCTTGGCCCGATCGAAAAACGCCCCCTTCACTTTGGCTTGGAGGCGGAGTCGAGCTTGAAACGATTCCGAGCGGACTTGGCGGTTGCCGCCAATCTGTCCCGGCCGAATGAATGCCCGGCTCACGCGGCCAAGTGCTGCCATTAGCGGTGGACCCTATAGGTGGCGGTGATTACTGCCCGCCACACGTTTCGCTCGGTCAAGGCGTCGTCGGGATTGAGTGCCACCTCGACGGTCATGGGGCTCGTCACGCCTGTCGGCCATTCAAGCTCGCCCCACGAATGCTCGCGGATCACGTCCGCGATCTCTTCGCACAGGTCGACCATCTCGTCGGCCGACGCCTCGGTGGGCGTGTGCCGGCCGATGAATACGTTCATCTGGTAGTCGTATTGCCACGACTCGCGGCTCGCCCGCACAGTCTCAATGCCGGCCGGCGTGATGGCGATCACCGGGTCGGCGAGATCCTCAACCTCGTAGGTAGGCCAATTTTTCCGCTCGACGGTCGGTTGAGCAGTGACGCTGGCAAAGGTCTCGGCGTCGAGGCTAGCGGCTAGGGCGTCGGCAATGTCTTTGAGTGTCGAGCTCACGCGGCGGCCCCTTGGGCGAGGATGCGTTCCATCGCGGCCACGTTGTTCGCGAGCCGCTCATCTCCCGGCCATCTTGCCGCAGCCTGCCTAGCGTGGGTTAGGGCCTCTCCACGTTTGCCAAGCTCCCAAAGGGCGACCGCCAAAAGATCAAGAGCCTTGGTCGGAGCGTGCGGATCGGTGCAATGCGTGCCCGGCCAGTCGGCCAGCGTCGCCTGCCGCGCGAAGCCTGCGACGTTCCGCCACTCGCGCCGCTGGTAGTTGACGAACGCTAGCCGCTCCCACCCGTCTGGCTCGCCTGGTGCCTCGCGGGCTGCGTTGTGGAGGTGCTGCTCATCGCCAGTGAGCCGGTAGAGAGAGCGCTCGGCGTAACTCCGCTCGGTGGCTGTTCCGCCTTCCATGCCGAGGTACTTGCGGAAGGCGTCAGCAGCCTCGGGCCGCCCGGCGTAGTCGAGCTCGCGGGCCAAATACCATTGAGCCCGCGCGTCGTGCGGGGCCTCGCGGACGGCCACCTCCAAGAGCGTTAAATCGGTGACGTGCTTTTTGCCTGCGTCGCGGTGGTGGTGGATCTGGAGCCCGTCGGCAAACGCTTGCAACTTGTCACCGTTCCAACAGATCAGCCCCTCGTGGGTCGCCTGTGCCCAGCGGAACCCATGGCGGGCGTGGACGCGATCACAGTGGAACGTCAGGCCCTCGGAGCCGTCTGGTGCCCACGACCAGACGTAGTGGTATCGGAGGTTGTTGATGCCGTCCGTCCAGGCCCGCTCGACGGCCTCCCGCCAGCCGGGCTGAATCCGCTCGTCCAAGTCGAGGCGGATCGCGATGTCGAGGTCGGGCGGCAGGTGGTTGAGGCTGAGGTTGTGGGCGTCGTCCCATCGCCACGGGCAGACGTAGCCACGGGCCACCGTTACGCCGGCGGCCTCCAGGGCCTCGACGGTGCCGTCGGTCGAGCCGGTGTCGGTGACAACGCGAACGTCGGCCTCGCGGCATGATTCGGCCCACGCGGCCGCGTGCTTGATCTCGTTCTTGGCGAGGGCGTAGACGCCGATTTTCATGTGAGGACTGCCGACTCCCTGAGTCCGTCGTTGTGCCAGTCGACGCGGCGGTGACGCTCGGCCGCGAATTGCACGACCGCCCGTTTGACCTCTTGATTGCAGCAATCGTCGGCGAGGATCGTTTTGCAGTGCGAGACGAGCCGCAGATCGCGGAGGGCACCGTCGAAACTGTGGTCGCCGTCAACGTGCGCGAAGTCTGCCGGAGGCAGGCTGCGGACGTGCTTGGTGTCGACTACGACAAGGCTCGCGTCGATCACCCACCGCTCGACCACGCTCGCCCAGTGGGCGAGGCAGTCAAACGAGTCGGAGTCGGTTGCCCCGTCCAGGCACAGGTAGCGGGCCTCGGGGGCCGCTGTGGCGAATGCCACGAGCGAGTAGCCGCACCGCGTGCCGATCTCGATCACGCGCTTGGGCCGCACGTCCGCGCAGACGCTGGCCTTGTGGTAGTAGTGGTTTTCGACCGCCTGGTTGAGTTCAAACCAGTCGTGCGGCCGCCACGCCGCGGCGAGGGCCTTGGATAACTTAGCCCGAAACGGGGATGTCATGGAGCAACTCCTCCGCCTGGTCGGCTGCGATCTCGACGAGCCACGCCTCTGCGTCACGCACTCCGAAGCTCACGACGATCCGGTCGCCGATGGCGGCGAGCCCGGCCGCAAACTCGATCGCCCGAGGCTCGCGGAACGCGAACGGCTGCGACATGCGCCGCAGCGTCAACGCATTGTCGAACCATAGGAACCGGTGCTCGTAGGCCCTCCGGCCGTCGATGGCGGCCACCTCGTGAATCACGGCGAGGTAGCCATCGCGGAAGGCGATCGCCTGCCCGCCGCCGCGGAACTCCTTGGCAATCAGCGGAGCCGGGCCGCGCTGGTGCATGAGGTATGCCACGGCGAGGCTCGGGTCGCGGTCGACCGTCACGACGTGCCCGCGGTGGCTGGCGGCGTAAAGCCAGCCGCCGGCGTGCGGGCCGCCTTCGAGCGGCATCCAGTTTTTTTCGTGCTCTTGGGTCGAGAGCGAGTCGAGCACGACCAGGCCGTCGAGGCTGGCTTGACATACGTCAAGCGTTGCCGTGGCGATGCGGCAGCGGCCGTCGTAGGGGGCGGCGTTGCGGATCGTGGCCGAGACGCCGATACCGTTTGCGGTATGGCGGAGGCGGCAGTCCTCCAGGCCGTCGACCGGAAAGCCGGTGGTCGGGTAGTCGGGCAGGCGAACGCCGCGGCAGTCGCGGAGCGTGAGGTCGGGCGTGTAGCGGGCGAGGAGGCCCTCGGTGCGGATGATGCCGCCGTCCGCCGGGGGCATCTCGTAGCGTCCATCCACGATGCGGTAGTTGCTTGACCGCACCCAGACGAGGAGCTCGTCTCCGTGGGCGAGAACCGACGGATTAAAGAGCGACCAGCCATCATGAGCCGGCTCCACGTCGATCCGCACGAAGCGGCAGTCGACTAGCTCGTCGAGCGGCGGCTGATACCAGAGGCGATTGGACCGCGTCTGCATCTCGACCTCCGGCGGGAGCGGGATCGAGAGCAGGCGATCGCAGGCCCGGCGGCCGGCGTCAAATTCGCCGGCGTAGTAGGCGTGGATGGCGAGGGCCTGGAGGTGCTCGATCATGGCCGGCGATTGTGCCGGGGACCGATCTCAGGCTAGAGGGGGTGGGGGAGGCGTCTTTCGCCGCTGTAGCGCACTTCAGGCCCGATAGAAGTTGACGATCTCAAAACACGCCTGCTCCAGAGTGCCGCACACCTTGGACAAATGACCTCTGAGCCACGGGCTTACTGAACTTCTGGGAAGCCCAACGAACGCGATTGCAGGCTTGCCGCCTTGCCGGGCGTAGACCAGTTCCATTGCCGTCCCCCAGCTTGGCCGCTGGGCGTTCACAAGAACGATGTCTGCCTCATCGAGTTGCATTAGGTCATGCTTGACGATGTCGCACGCCATATGGTCTTCCAGGCCGCGACAGTCGAAGTCCATCGGGTCTATCACGGCGTGAATCGGCTCCAGCATCCTGCGAGCCTCTGCACGCCATGCCTTGCACTCCTCGTCTGTGCAGCCGTTGATCGGCCCGGCCAGATAGACCTTGAGCATCAGCAAAACCTCTGTCCGACTGTGCTGGTGATCCACCCGTGCGTCGCGGCCCTACCCATTACCGTCACCCACAGCGACGGGAACAGGTCGGAAAGTTGCTCGGCCAGCCGCTCCACCGAGACGGGGCTTTCCAACAGACGGCGAATCGTCCGGTCGATCTCCAGAACGTCGTAGAACGAATCGGTGTTGGCCGAAAACGAGCACTTCACGACCATCACGTCGTGGGCGATTTCGCAGATGCCCTCGAATTCGTCCGTCTCATACTTCCACGCCTGCATCTTCTTCAATGTCAGGACATGGTTGAGTGAACAGCCCGTACTGTTGCTTGCCATTGGTTTTCCTCACGATTTCGAGCAACTGGTGAAACCCAAACCTCGCCACGCCGGAGCCGTCGCATGTATCGACACCCAGGCTCGCCATGTATTCAAACCGCTTGATCTGGTTAACCCGGCCGCAGTGGACGTGCAGGCCAAGAATCTTGGCGGTCTTTACCAAGTCCGCGCACGCCTGCGATTCCTTCCAAGGGTCGAGGCCGCCGATGAACACGGCCGCCGTTTCCTTCCACGGGATTTCCATATCCTCCGCACCGTTTTGCAACACGAGGCACAGGTTGAATCCCTGCCAGAACCGCTCGCGCTGCTTCCATAGTTCGAGCGTGCGGCGCATGTTTCCAGGGATGTCTGGGCACGTCACGAACAGGCATTTCTGCGAGTGCTCTGCGTTGGCTTGCTGGAGCCGCTTGAACTTGTCGCCGTCAAACCGCACGAATGCGGAGTTGTCCAGAGCGAACGTGCCGCCCCAGTTGCGCCGCGTCCGCGACGGGACGATGAGTTGGCCCGCAACGAAGTCGGGGTATTGAGCGACGAGCCGCTCAACGTCTGGCGGGTTTGTGTCGAGAAGAAACTTCATCGCTTATTTGCTAGCCAGCGGTTTCGGTACATATCCCATTCCTCGCGGTGGCCCGCGTAGTAACGCGCTCGCCACTCAAGATGCGCGGCCCACTGCTCGGCCGTGCATTGGGATTTCTTGCGGCCGTATGGCTTGTGACGCGGCTGCACACCGCGCTGCCGGATCGCAGCTACTTCCTGGTCGAAGAGAAACATGGGCGAATCCTTTCGCCCACGATCCTACGCGCGATGTCTAATCCTGAAATGCCCCTCGCGACGCGACATTCGCTCAAGAGCGCACTTCTGTTCGTTCCATCAGGCCGCGCATCGCTTCCCGCTCTGCGTCGGTCAGCCGCAGGCTGGCAATCTGTTTCCTTAGTTCCGCCAAGTCTTGCTCGGCAGCCGCCAGCCTTTTTACGAGCAACGACTCACTTGCCCCGCACTGGTAGCGGCCTCCGATTGCGCCGTCGATGAACGTATAGCGGCCATCGGCCCCCAGTTGCCAGCAAAGCGGCCCAATGGTCATTTCGTGCGGTGGCTTCCAATCAGTCTCTTTGTCTTCCATCGCGTCCCTCTCTGAGTAGCGCAATTCAGATTCCTGCTTCGGCCCGAACTTCTCCAGAATCGACCGCATGTTTTCGGCGATCTGCTGGGCGACGAGGCTCCCCCAAGATTCGTACTCGCTGATCGCTTCACGCAGGCTCGCCGCCTCGTCGCTGGTCATCTTTTCACTCATTGCTTTTCCTTTGTGCGATGCCGGGCTTTTGAAACGGATGCCCGGCGGAACCGCTAGGGAAGTCGCTTCGCGTGGATAGCCACGCTTCGGACCTCGCTCTCCGATTCAGTTGTCCAGCGTGTGCTGCAACTGGCTTGCCTTGACCGTCCATAGGTCACGCTGGTCTAGCGCTTGCCGCAAGGCGAAACGAAGGTCGTCGATTGTCTGCGAGGACTCCAGCCGTTGGCTTTCAATTGTTGCGTCCCTCTCAGCAACCTGCTTTTGCAGCCATGCCTCGCAAGTCTGCAAAGCACGCACCCGCGCCAACAGTTTTTCGATTATCTGAATGTCGCTGTGAGTGTCGGTTTCCTGCCCGCTGGTAACGCGGTAGTTTGCCAGTTCTACGATGTCCATTTGTCCCTCTCTGCGGCGTAGTGCGTCACGCCAGTTGTCGATAATTGCTTCACAGGCAATATCCGCCAAATAGTGTACCAGTGCGGTCACGCCGCGCAATGCCATTTCCTAAGAAACTCGCACCTGTTTTTCTTACGCTCGTACTTGTGCGCAACTACCTAGCCGTTGCAAACGCCAGGCCGTCTTCTGGTGCAAGAGCGTCGTTCAGGCGGCGACCAACGGATTGACTGTGAAGTATTCCTCCCGCCCGTGAACGCCTCTTCCCACGATCCGCACAAACTGCCGAACGGCATCGGAGCACACAGGAAGACTTTCGTGCGGCGTGAGAATGCCGATCTGCCGGACCTCGCCAGCCCGCATCATCACGGCCTCGTTGTACGGGTACATATCCGCGAGGTGGCCGATGTCCCCGTCCTCGCTGGTGTCTGCATGGACGGCGTCCCACACGGCGCACGACCCGTCCATGCTGTTCGCCAAGAGTATCTGCGTTTCCTCGTCCAGCGTGACTCGCGGAGAGCCGCCCCAAACGCGACTGCTTCCCCAGCTATGAACGCCATGCAGCACACCGGCTTCCGTGTGCAGGGCGCGGCCATACTTCGCCCGCTGCCCGCGATGCGGTATGCCTGCCGCAACAGGAGACTCGTCAATCGTCAGATAGCCGATCTCGCCGCGTTCAATGGCGAGCGATTCGATGATGTCGCGGTAGGCCGCGAACTCCAGAGGCACGGAATCCGGGTCGCCCTGAACGTAGGGCATCATCAGGCAGCGAAGTCCGCTGTACTCTGGAAACGAGATTTGTCCGACGAGCTGTGTGTGCATGTGGGGTTCCTTTCGGAGACTCATTTTATCCGCATAGCAAGCGGGCGCAATGCCATCTCTGTGCGCTCTCTAAAGGTGAAGAGCGCAACTCAGAGCGTGGGCGGCGGAACAGACGCCACAAACTCCGAGTACGTCAATTCAGAAGCGCCTCCACTGCCCACTAGGCTAGCCATTGCAGCAGACACGGCCGGAAGCGAGGCGTATTCGTCAGTTACGCTCAACAGTTTCCCAGAAACGCCGTCTAAAAGAAAAACAAACGGCGGCAACAGAGAGAGTGTTGCGCCATCCTCTGTGGGAAATCCCATATCGGCATTTATGGCGTTGCTCGCGGCCGTGTATTCAACCGCATCCGTTACGCAATAGAACTTACTCAAGGTGCCCACTTCCTCAACAGGTATGCCTCAACCACCGACAGTTCCGTCGCCGTCAGCGCTCGGTTGTAGAAGATAGTTTCGCAGTGCAAAATGTTCGATGCGCCTGTTCCTGAATTGAACTGCCACGTTTGATTTGTGGCAGACCGCCAACCACTGTAGGAATCTGCGTCGCTGGCAACTTGCGATCCTTGCCTGCGCCATGTCTGCGTTGACGTTCCAGAGTTGGCAACTGTGCCGAAAATTACTGTACCAGTCGTTGGCATGCCCATCAGAATTCCGGCGGAACGAGTTCCTCGCAACCGAGAAGAATACGTTCTTGAGTCTGAATTGAACCTATCCAAATTGTTTGCAGCGTCGCCAAACGACGAAATGTTATAGAACTCAATCGTTGATACTAGATTGAACACGATAAACACTGTTGCAGACGTTGCGCCTCCAAAATCTGCATTCGTGACACCAGTGCGGGTCACAACAGGATTGCCGCCAGACTCTGCAAAAATTGAGTTGATGGCGTTTTTGCCGTTAACCTTTGCGTTGTAACGCGCCCTGACAACTGCGTTCGACTGAGTAAAGTTTCTCCCGAATCCGCTTTTATCGTTCCACTGAGAGACGCGAGAGTTTGCGTCTAGGACGACTGTGGAGGCGTCAGCGGCGTCTAACCAGAGCGTGAGGCCAGAAAGGCTCTTCGGGTTGAAGCCGCCAGAGGCTCTGGGGCGCAGAAGCCGTGAGTTCATTGGCATTTGGAACGACGCTCTTGTAGGTGATGGACGGAAGCTAGACGACGCGCCAGACGGCCGATGTCGAGTCGTACACGATCAAGGCCGCGCCGCCGTTGGCGTCGAGGACGTAGTTCCCGGCCCATGGCACAGCGAACCTAGCGTTGGC